TGTAATCTCAGTATCAAGACCTGTCTTTTTCGATTGTTTTGATGTGGTGTTCGAGGTACCAGAGGGCTTTTCTGAGATCCTCGAGTTCCTTGTCTTTTCCTTTTTTTCCTGCACGACTTATATATTTTACTGTGTTTCCTAAACTAAACCCTAATTCCCAAGCGTCAATTACTTTGATCGCCTCGTAAGGATTATTTTCACCTCCGTAATGTTTTGGGTGGTTTACTTGTTCTATTTTAATTGGTGGACACTGACAAGGTCCGGTACCACCACATATACATTCTTTATCCATTATTCCTCTCTATATTCTTTTAATAATTCTTCATTAGATATTGTTCCGTATTTTACGGTAAGACCATCCATATCAACAAATGAGGTCATCATATGTTTTGTTTCATATATTTGTTGTGTAACATCAAGTGAATTAACAATCTCACGAATGATTTTATATGGATCGGCATTTGAACCTGGTCTACGGTCTTCAACATATCCTTTCCATTCTTTTGCGGTGTCCTGTGGAACTCTAATTGATGCTCCACGATCTGAAACACCCCAACTGAATTTATCAATTGCTTGTGTTTCATATTCACCAGTCAAACGTAGATTATTGTTTGATCCATAAGCTTTGATGTGGTCTTCATGTCTTGATTCAAGTGCGTTGAATAATGCTATGAAATATTCTTCGTTTCCATCGAATCTCATCATATCAGTTGAAAAGTTGGTGTGAAGCCCTGACCCATTCCACTCACCGTGTGTGATTGGTTTTGGGTGAAGTTCAATGTGGTAACCATATTTCTCAGCAATCTTTAATAAGAAGTATCTTGTCATCCAAAGGTCATCCCCACCTTGTAGTTTACCTTGTGAAAATACTTGGTATTCCCACTGACCCAACGCAACCTCAGCATTTGTTCCTGTGATGTTAATTCCATAATTTAAACACATATCCAAATGTTCCTCAACAAACTTACGACCAACAACATTGTGACCTACACCACAATAGTATTCACCTTGACCTTTAAGTATGTTTCTCTTATGACCCAAAATGTTTCCATTCACTTCTTCACGAATGAAATACTCTTGTTCAAAACCAAACCAAAGATCTTCAAAACCTTCACCAATACTTGATCTTTTATTTGATTCGTGTGGTGTTCCATCTGGATTCAACACCTCACATAAAACATATACGGGATCATTACCATTTAAAAAATTAGGTGGAGCGTAATGTCTAACAGGTTTTAACAAACGATCAGAGTTTCCTGTCTGTGCCTGATTTGTAGATGAACCATCAAAGTTCCACATAGGAAAATTTCCATCAAGAAACGCATTCTTAACAGATTCATAATCAACAATCTTAACTTTACTTCTTAGGTTAGGTTCAGGTTTATATCCGTCTAACCAAACATATTCCAATTTAATCTTCATTTCATTTTATTTATTATATTTATTATTTCTTCTTCGGTAAAACCTTCATTATACATCCTATAAACTTTGCGTGAAAAATCGTCGGTGCAGATAACCGCATCGGCGCTTAAATAGGTGAAAAGATTATTGAGATTACGTAAAATATTTTCTTTCTTAAGTATTCTCTTATTAAAACTCATCTTATTCGGTCTCTTGGTTTTCAGTTTGAATTTTTGTTTGTGAGATAAGTCCGGCAATTCTACGTTTGAATAAAGGTAAAAGTGTTTCGTCTATAGGGAAAATTCCGTTTGATGACATCTGAAACACCGGACCCATTCGCTTGTCCTTACTATCATACGTAGAAAATGTAGTAATTATTTTTGGGATCGTCAACTCACCTAACTCATCAGAATAAATTAAATTTATATTCGTCATACGTTGGGGGTTGGTTTTTGTTTCTTTTTTGATTTGATATTCCCAAACGTGAGTTTTTTTACTTTCCGTTTCGGTATAAAAGAAGTAACCTTTTGGGTGAAGAATGTTCTTCTTATTTCTTTTAAGTTTCATATCCAAAGAATCGAATACAATCGTCCATACTGATTTTGCAACGTTGAAGTATTCCATTATTCTTGGTGCTGAGAATGATAGGATATCTCTGAACTCCATCATTTCTTCTGTTGTCATCTCAGGTAATGGTCTGACCTTAAGGTCTTTAACCATAATTTCATCGTCAATATTGTTTAACTTTTTATCGGTATAAACAATCTTCTTGTCCCTCATAAGAGCTTGGACATTCATTAAATGTAATGATAATTCTATGAACCCTGGATATAATTCTAAACGATCCAGTTTGTCTCCCATTTTTTGAAAATAAGAAAGTAATTTGTATTCTTTATATTCTCTATCAATAGGTTTTTCAAACATCCAATCGGTGTTCATTAAAAATTCTATTTTCTTTTTCTTCGCCATCGTATAGTTGAAAAGTAGGGCAAAGGTGTTAACAAATAAAGTTTTAGTCTAATGGAATCACATAATACCATGTGTCATTTATATTCGCTTCAAATGCATCTTCACCACTTGACGATAATAATCGACCGTACCCATCACTATTTACCACCGTTTCTGTAACCTCCTCTAAATCAACAAACTCCATAAAGAATTTTTTATCAAAACCATAATGTTCAATAAAACCCATTATATCATTATCATATTCACTAGCCATAGACTCGGCAATATTTCTTACTGAATCTTCATCGTAATCACCTTCAGGATCGTCTTTAATTTCCTCTATAGTTTGGTCTAACCCATCAATTTTTGTTTCTATTACCTCTCGATCTTGATCGGATAAATTAACATCTTGTAATTTTTTATTCAGTCCTTGAATTGTTAATTCCATTTGTCTTACTTGTTGATATTGATTTCCGGATAATTCTTTTTCAACTTCATATCCTTCAGGATCTTCATATACCGTTTCTTCGTAGAAATCAATTAACCATTCTTTCCACTTATCATTATCAATACTATCTTCCCAAACCCAAGATGAAAACGCATTCATCCCAACGTCATCAACCAAATTTTCAACATATCTTAATGCCGCAATATCTAATTCATTATTAGTATAAACATCATAATAAGTTGGGATTAATGAATCACCACCTATCCACATATATTGTTTTCCGACACCATAACTTCCTTTTCCGTTTGGATAAATGAAATACTTATCTTCTTCATTTTCGCTACCATCATCATAGTTTATCCTATCAGGAATACCTTCTTCGTATAAATAATCATAAAGGGCTTCGGTTCTTTCAGATTCATCTTCACCATTCTCTACGTTCCATTCATTATCTCTTCTGTATTGTGCTAATTTGGAAAGTTTTTGGTTTTTTTCACTTTTCAATTTGTTAATATACATAGTAGAATTATGATTACTAACATGTCCATCTACGGTGATCCCGTCTAATGATGGGACGTTTGTATTTGAAATATCTAATCTACCTTTAACTCTGACAATACCGGTCAATGGTCCGACTTCCTTGAATTCTCTAAGATTTAAATCTCCATCAATAACAATACCCTTACCTTTAAATGGTTTTAACGCTGCAACTCTTGATGCAATTCCACCAAAACTATCAAGTGTATCCAAATATTGATCGGGAGATATTGTAACGAGATTGTCGTCTTGTTCCAAAAGGAAATCTTTTATGAAGTTTTTTGTTGACATATGTTATAAATATTCAATAAAAAGAATTGATTATTCAATATTGTAGATTAATCTTATTTTATAAGATATTTATAAGTAAATAAACCAATTAAAATATTAAGTTATGGGCTGCGGATGCAAAAACAAACAACAGGCACAACAACCTCAACCTCAGACTCAACAAGGAGCAAACACTACACAGAATCAAACCAATGTTCAAGAGTCGGTTAAGAAAATTGTAAATAAATATTATAGAAGATAATATTTGCGTATCATCGAAGAGAAGGTGTTTCATTTGGGACACCTTTTTTGTTTTTTAGATATTTATACGATATGAGTTTACAAAGGGCAAAGAATTTAGTGGATATATTTAACAATGGTGATTATTATGAGGATATTGAACCTTACTTCAATGATCATATCACTTTCTTTAAATTCATTAAAAAATATGGTCTTTTAAATGAACTTGATTTAGGTCAAATAAGTTATCGTGATTGGGATGATGATATTATCAACTATTTAGATGAAAATGGTGTTTTAAGTAACCTTAGTTATGAAGATGCTCCCCCAGAATTAAAAAATGTTCTTTTACTTCGTAAATTAAATGAAGACTATGAAGGTACAATTCTTTTTATCATAAATAATCTATTAACTGATGTTGAAATTAGAAATGGTGGTTTTTATTTATATTTAAGAGGTAGAGAGGAGTTAGCGAACTTTTATTGTGGGAGTAATAGACGAAGTAATGGTGTTAGGTATGTTGCCGAACAAGTATTCAGTGAGGATGGTTTAGATTATGATTTATATGATAGTAACACAAAACCTTACGAAACGGTAACTGAGTTGGATGACACAAACTTAACCAAACTAAAAGATATTATTTACAAAGAGGTTGGTAATGCCGAATTATCGTTAGATGACTATAATTCTGACTTTTTCGAGAGTCTGTCTGAAGAACAAGGTACTCCAGGTTACTTTAGAATAAGACCTGAAGATTTAAATGACTTATTAAAAGATGTCGACGCAACTAACGAATTATTCAGTAATGATTTAGATGATGTTGGTCAAGAATTAAGAAGCCTTTATCATAACGCCGAAAATCACGCTTACGAAAGCGAAATTTACGAATTAATTTACGGTGGTTTAGATGAATTTTTTGAAGGTAAGATAGATGAAGTTCCAATAGAAAGTAATGGGAAAACTCGATACTTCCATTACATTAAAATTAGAGATTTTGTAAAAGAAATTAGAAATTTTTTAGAGAATAATAAGAGGAGTACTTATGGTGATTCATTTTTAGAATATTACGGTACATATAGTGATCTACTGGTGGGTCTAATTAATGATGGTATACTTGAATGTATTGATGTAAGAATTCCAGATTACCCTGACTATTCAATGACGCAGAAAAACATTAATGATTATTTTAATGATTACATCTAACTCTTTATAGTTTCATTTAATTCTCATATTCATTATAAAAACCAATAATATGAGAAAATTAGAAAAAAACACAAGACGGTATTTTGTGAACTTATTCGCAGATTACCTCCTGTCAAAATTCGACAAATCAGAAAATACAATTATCCAAGTAACAGATTGTGAAACATTTGTTGTTGTAAATGGTCAGACAACAAGTGATAAGGAGATAAACCTTAATGATCTCAAATATGACTTCATGGATGAGTTCTCAGACCTTTTTAAGTCATTAGAGATTAAAGACATCAACGTAATAGATATAATCAGATACGAACAGAATATTGATGATCTATCTAAAGCTTGGGTTAGGGTTAACAAATCCATTTACGTTGAAGAGGAGGATCCATTTGTCGAGATCAGTATTACTTCAGAATTTCCCTACGGTTATAGTTTAGGTTGTGGTAGAGGTATCTACTATTATTCTCACTATATGTTTAATCAAATGTATACTTTATTAGGTGTGGATAACTTAATGTTTAAATACAACTCTGAATTAGATGAAAATGAAGATCACAAAATAAAAATAATTTCTGATTCTACTTTACCTAAACAAACAATTAAAGATCTTGTTTTAGATGTTTTTGACATGAACGTCAAAGAATTCAGTGGTTATTTAAATAACTA